GACACTGTGATACAGATACAGAAAAGAAAAGTCCAAATGTATGTTGGACATATTATTAATTTAAATTAAATAAAAAAAATGGAAATTTTAAAAAAGATTTTTAACTCAAAAAAGTTTTGGTACACAGTAGGTGCAATATTTGTACCTTTTATTGCTGTTAAATTAGGATTAACAGAGGCTGAAGTAGAAAAAGTATATTATGCAATATTGACACTTATATTAGGTCAAGGTATTGCTGACATAAGTAAAAAATAATTATATGAAATTTAAAAACCCTTTTAAGAAATGGATAGGCTCTGCTGTTGCAGACAACGCTATAAAACCGATTACAGAATTAGTTAAAGCTGTATTAGAATTATTTAAAGATAATAAGGGGAAATGGTCTAGTAAAAGAACTGTGTCAGGAGTTATTGTGTTAGCTGCTTCAGCTGATATAACTGCTAATGGCATAACAACAAATAACCTTGTTCTTGCGTTTATAGGTGTTTTACCTTTACTGTTTTCAGTATTTGAAAAAAATCCTATATGTGGAACAGATTGTTGTAAAAAATAGTTATCTTTGCTGATAACTACAAACTCCCATTCGGGAGTATTTCTATGTTTTCAAGTAGTTTTTTTGGGTGATAAAAGGGGGGTAGTTCCCCCTTTTATATTTTTATTTACTATATTTGTAAAAAAACCATGAAAGAATACGGAAGAAGATTAAGACTTAGTAAAGAAGAAGAAGAATTAATCTATCAAAATAGAGCTGAAACTGTTGACAATATAAATGGTAACACAGCTTTAGAATTACACTTAAATCAGAGGGGAATAGATAAAAAAGATGTTGTTAGTGTAAAACACTGGCAGTCAGCGTCTGGTGAATTAAGATTTTCTATTGTTACAAAAGAAAATATAAATGATAAAGAAAATATTTTACCTAAAATTAAAGAATTAATTGAAAATTACTCCCCAAATTACAAAAAAATAAAAAGAAACAAAAAAGATACTAACCAACACTTGTTAATAATAAACCCAGCTGATATACACATAGGGAAGTATTCTAACGACACTGAGACTAATGAAGGGTATAATATAGATATTGCTATAGAAAGGGTTATAGAGGGTATTAATGGTATATTATGGAAGGTAGATGGATTTAATATAGATAGGATATTATTTTGTATAGGTAATGATGTTTTACATATAGATAATGTTTATAATACTACAACAAAAGGAACTCATCAAGATACTGATGGAAAATGGTGGGAGCATTTTGAGATTGCTTTAGCTCTATATGTTCAATGTGTTGAGATTTTAAGAGAGGTAGCTCCAGTGGACTGTATTCATTCAATGAGTAATCATGATTATCAAAGTGGATTTCATTTAGCTCACGCATTAAAATCTTGGTTTAGAAAATGTGATGATGTAACTATTGACGCTGAAGTTTCTCATAGAAAATATTATAAGTATGGAAATAGCTTGATAGGATTAGAACATGGTGATGGAGCTAAAATGGATAAATTACCTTTATTAATGGCTCAAGAAAGACCTAAAGATTGGTCAGATACTAAATTTAGATATTGGTATTTACATCATTTACATCATAAGGTTAAACATAAATGGTTAGATGCCAAAGATTATATAGGTGTAACTGTAGAGTATTTAAGAAGTCCAAGCGGAACAGATAGTTGGCATAGTAGAAAAGGATATACAGGTGTTCCTAAAGCTGTAGAGGGTTTTTTGCATGAGAAGTTTAATGGACAAGTTGCAAGAATTACTCATTATTTTTAATTAAAGGGTATCTAAAGGGTATTATATACTCTTAAAGAATAAGTAAAAGATAAAGCTAAAGAAAAATATAAAGATAAAGAAAAGGTAAAAAAAGTGTAACCTTTTAATAAATAATCTCGTATAATATAGTAGAGGTACAAAGAAAATTAAATAAAAGTCCAAAATAATTTGGCAGTTCCAATTATTATTCGTATCTTTGTATAAGATTTGAAACAATAAATAGAATATAAACCCTAAAAAACTAACTATGAATTACGAACAATGGCATAAAGCCACTTACCAACATTATGATGACCCTACAGAATACAATGGCCCTGATATAGACTATTGTAAAAGATGTGATATGAACCCAAAGCATGATGATACAGATGTATGCGCTGAATGTATTGATGAACTTGAGGAGATGCAAGAAGTAAGTTTATGTTGTGGAGACACATTACATACAGACACAAATACATGCACATCTTGTTATGAATGGAGTGAAAGCGAGTTTGATGAACACTGCACAGAACATAATTTTAACCCAAAAACATTTAAGTATGAGTATAGAAAATAATTTTTTAGAAGAAGAAATTGAAGATATGTGTAATGATGTAGATTATGATTTAATGGAATATGAATATCATAATTACCAACCAAAAGAGAATACTAACCAAATTAATTATAAAATGAAAAAAGTAGAAAACAACAAAACAAAAAAAGAAAATGTTGAAACTGTTAAAGAAACAAGAAAAGACGCTTTGAGAAGATTATTCAAAGAAAATGGACTTGTTGAAGAAGATGTTTACAAAGACAAGAGAGGATTTGTTATCATCACAAGAACTGGAATAGACAAGATTGTCTCAAAGAATAACATAACTGTAGCTTATGAGGTTATAAGTATGGATATTGAAAAGGGATATTGTGTATTAAAAGCTTTAGCTTCAATGACAATAAATGGAGAGCAAAGAAACATGATGTCTTTTGGAGAGTCTGCAGACAATAACTTAATGGGAGGAGGTAAAAAATTCCCTGTAGCTATGGCAGAGAAAAGAGCTATGAGTAGAGTTGTATTAAAGATAGCTGGATTCTATGAGCAAGGAGTCTTTGGTCAAGATGAAATTGTTGACTAATGGATGATAAATTCTTTGATGAATTAATTAATGGAGAACCTTTATTATGCTCAACTGTTCAGATGGGCATAATAGAATCTCTATTAAAAATCAGTCCACTACCAACAGAGCAAAAAGAAGAAATATATATGAACTTAGACTCTTATTCTGAAGAAGAAGCTGATGAATTAATATACTCTTTAAAGCAAGATGTTGTAGCAACAGACCCAAGAGACCAATGGAAAAAAATGTTTAACTAAAAAAAACAAAATATGGCAAAGAATAATTATGATAAAATAAGAAGTTCTAAAAATGAACTTGAAGCTACCTTAAGAATAAGGGGCATATCTAAAGTTAGATTTGGTAAAATTATAAATGTAAAAGGAAGTACAATAGATAAGTATATTGACAATCCTTTTTACCTAAGATACTTTCATATGGCTAGACTAGCAACCTTTTTAAATATAGATGTTAAAGATGTTATTGATATTATATCGGTAGATATACCAAATAGACATAACATAGTGGTTGAAGGAGAGGAAGATTATGATATGGTTAGAGCTTTACCTACAAATAGAAGATGATTATGGAAAGCGATAGAACAAGAATAAAGTTTGTTTTTGATTACATACATAAAGAAATGGGTATAAGTGAAGTACAAATAAGAAGCAAGTCAAGAAAAAGAGATATAGGGGACGCTAGAAGATTGTTTTGGTATGTTTTAAGAAATTATTTTCAATATAGTTTTCAAAAGATAGGACTAATAACATTTCATAATCATGCAACGATAATATGTAGTTGTAGGAAGTTTGATGAGTATAGTGATGTTTATCCTAAAATTACAACCCTACCCTATAAAGATATATGTTTTCAATTAGATTTAATGAAAAACTCTGTAGAGTTTCAAGTTGAAGATTTAAAAGAAAAGATAATCATAATAAACAAAAAAATAGATGAATTAATAACTATAAAACAATTAAAAAATGGCAGAAAAAAATTACATAGCAAGTAGTATAAAAGAATTTACTACACAATATGGAACTTTGTTAAACGCAAATCTAAAGTTAGAGGACTTAGAGAAGATTTCTAAAAATGGATGGGTGCAAATAACAATAGCTGAGAGAAAGACTCCATCAGAAAAAGGAGCTACACATTATGCTTTTGAAAACAAGTATGAAGCTCCTAAAAAAGAATCTCAACAATCAGAATTTAAAACCTCTGATGACGCAGATGTTCCGTTCTAATATATAGTTTAGTTTATAGGTCGGGGTTGAGTAAAGTGAATAAGATACAGGTGATAGAGACTCTCATCATTTATCTCATCCCCCTCCTTTTATAAAAAAAA